GCCATGTGGGCCTGTCTGAAATCCGGTTTCGCGGGAAAGATAGCGGCATGGCGTCGTGGCTGTCGCAGAAAATGGCGGCGCTCAACGCAGAGTATGTCGAAATGCTTAAAAGCTCCGGGGAAACGTCGAATATCATGCTGATATTGCAAAATTGACCGGAAAGGGTTATGTTAAATCACTCAGAAAGGGGTTTTGATGGCGATCGTTCGCACTTATGAATGTGGCGACTGCGGCGGAAAGTTCGACAAATTTCACGCCAGCCGGGACGAGCCGCCTCCGGAATGTCCGATCTGCCAGGCGCTTTCCGCGCGAAAAATCCCATCCACCTTTGCTGTTGGCGGCGGCACCGCATCTCAGGCCGTAGACATTACCCAGGACGTGATGGAGAAAGATTACGGAATGTCCGACTTCAAAGACAAAGTGCATGAGGGCGAAATCGCCATCAAGACGCCGCCGCACCTTGTTCCTGCCGTGCAGAATATGTGGAAGCCGTCCGGTGACATTATCGCCGCGGCCAAGGTCGGCGCTCAGGCGGCGGCAGCAGAAGGCCGCAATCCCGTTACGATGATGCAGCGCGTATCCAAGAAGCGCTATGGCGCAGCGCATCGTGTTCCTATAAGCGTGGTGACGCGAGGGTAATATGCCCGAGCTTTCACGCCCCTATGTTCCAGAAAACAGTTTTGGCAATATGATGGACAGCGCCGGCAAGTCTCCGTCTGCAGGCAAGGTGAAGGCATTGAAGTTACCCGACGTGAGCAAATGGCGAGACAAACCGTTTGTTGGCGATCCAAAGGAAGCCGATCATTGGAGGCTCGATCCAACAACCGGAAAACCAGTATCGCTTAAAGGACCAGGATTTCTTGGATCTTTGAAAGTGCCCGGAACTGGAAAAACGGCGACAGAGTATTCTGTTGGCGTCAATATCAATGGGAAGCAGATTGATGTTCCGAGTCTTGTGCCAACATTGACGACGGAAGAAGTAAAACAAACTCTTGAGGCGGCTGCGAATGGCGCGTTACCGCCTGACACAGTAATCCAGAAGGCGACTGATTTCGCAATTCAAAGAATAAATGCCGGGAAAAGCCCATTTGCCGGGCCAGAGGAAACGCCGCAATGAAGATCCCCCAAAGCGAGAAAAAACTTCTCGACTTCGCCCGCGACCAGATTGAAATCTGCACCTATTCGCAGTCAAAGCGGGCAATGGAAGCCGCAGAAAATCTCGCGTACTACGAAAACGGATCAGCGGGGAAAGACCCGTCGCTTTACAATCGGACCGGCGTTCACATCGACCGGACTTCGAGCTATCTCTACGCTCCGGGTGAGGTCCGCTACTCAATTTCTTTCGACGCCACAGAAGGCGAGCCCTGGCTTGCGCGAGCGCGCGCTGGCTCCAAGTACCTGTCGCGCGAGTATCGTCGCTCGGACGCTGACATTCTTTTTTCCCAAGGCGTCGATGTCGGCCTGATCGCCGGCTGTGCGTTGATGAAACACAATTGGGATGAGCCCGGCGCCCTGTATCCGGGGTTCAATCCCGAGTTGGTACATCCGGAATTCTTCGGCGTCGAGCGTGAAGACTTGCAGCGTCTCGAACAGCAGCAGGCCATGTGTCACACCATGTACCTATCGAAGCTGCAGATCGCGCAAATGGCGATGGGGCGCCCGGATCAGCAGGAAATATTTGCGAAGCTGAAAAAGCTCGGCGGATCAGAAGACGGCCAGCTCAGGCAGAACTGGCTGCATCAGGTGGTGCTCGGCGGCGTTACTCCGGTCGCTCAGGATTCTCCGTCCGGCTCAACCGGACAAGTTTCGATGTCGCCATCAACGCAGACCGATCTGGCGCCCGATTTGATGGTCAATCTGATGCGCGTCGATGAGTTGTGGGTGGTCGATGATCGCCGCGAGGACTACACGACGATTCAGATCGTCGAGGGCGAGTTCATCCTTGAGGGGCGTTACATTCACCGCAACCTGACCGGTGTAAAAGGGCTGCACCCGTTCTCGAAGATTTGCCCAGACCCGGTATCCGGTTATTTCTGGGGGCGCTCCGAAGTCGGGCGCGTCAAGCTCCTGCAGGACTTGCTGACCGAAGCGATGATGGACATCCGCCGGTTGATGAAGCTGCGCGTCAAGCCGCCGAAAGCGTTCATCGGATTTCAGGGATTGACCAGCCAGAAAATGCGCGCCCTGCGCGCTCCCGGTGGTTTCATTCAGGAACAAACGCCCGGCGCGAAGATCGAGGATCTGTCGCCGACCATCCCGCAAGAACTTTTCCGCGAAGTCATGGAACTGTCGTCGATGTTCGATGAAGTCGGCGGATTCAAGCCGATCATGCAGGGGCAGGGCGAATCCGGCGTGCGTGCGAACGCCCATGCGAAGACGCTGATGCGAACGGCGAGCCCGAAACTGCGCGAACGCGCGCTTCGTGTCGAGCGTGACGCCGAAACGTCCGCGCACATCACTTTCAAGCTGATGCAGGCAAAAGACGCGCGTGTATTCGTCGGCGAGAAGAAAGAAAAATTCCTGTTGGCGCAGATGCCGGAAGATTATTGCGTCGAGGTCGATTCGCATTCGTCCAGCCCGGCGTTCATCGACGATGCTCGCGAACTTGGCGTAACGCTCAAGAAGCTTGGCGCCGTCGACAACGCCGACTTTATCCGCATGATGAGGCCGCCAAGCGAGGACTCGCTGATCGCCGCCGAGGAGAAACGCCAAGCCGCCAAGGCGCAACTGATCAAAGATCACCCGGAACTTCTGACCGGGAAAAAGAAGGCCGCATGAACAAGAAAGGCACGCGCGGGTAACTCCTCCTCCAGCCCGACGCAGCCATTTGCCCGGTTCGCGCCGGGCTTTTTCTTTGTACCGTGAAACAGGTACTCAATACCGGAAAACAGGTATTTATGTCGGAAACTTGACATTTGACATAATTCGGGAATACGATTGCTTCCGTACCACGGTTTCGCTGCCTGCCGGTTAACAAGGTGGCGCCCTGTCAAGGAGAAAGAAAATGGCAAAACGCGGCCGTAAGTCCAAGCGCAGTCACCGTCGCAGCAAGCGTTAATCATGCAGCCGGGACAACCTATGTCTCCCGGCATGTTAACGCCAACCCCGGCGGCGGCGCCGAGTGCCAATCTCGGTGCCCAGGCGCACGCCGCCGGGCAAGTCAAACAGGCTCTGCACATGCTGGAACTCGCGCTACCGAACGTAGCGCTGGATTCGCCGTTGCACAAGGTAATTACCTCGTTCATCACTGGCGCAGCCAAGCATCTGCCGGAAGCCGGCGGCGCGGACAAAGGGATTCAGGAATCCATGCTCCGCGACCTCGCCCTGAAAGCTCAACAACAATCACCGATGGTCGCCGCGATGCAGAGTCGCGGCGCGCAACCCGGCGGGCCTCCTCCGGGCGGCGCGCAACCCGGTGGCCCACAACCCGGCGCCATGCCGGCCTAACCAGGAGAAAGAAATGTTCAACAAGCAAAACACCGCATGGCCGAGCACGCCGCATGACAAGCTGGTCGACAACGATCCGATGATCGTCAAGGTGCCGATGGACAACGTGGACTTCGGCGCCCGCAAGGGAACGATGGCGAGGGCGCGCAATGCGGAAAGCGGCGGCAACAGTCGCCTCGGAGTCAAGCACGTCGAAGGCAAAAAGTAGGAGCCCATCATGGCCTATACCGCCGAGCAAGTCGAAGCGATGCGCGTCTTGGGGATGAGCCCCGAGGCATTCGATGAAAATATCCGTGCGCGGAATCTTCTGAAGTCGCTCTACGACGACAGCGCCGTGGGATTCGACTTCCGCAAGATCGTCAAGAAAAAGTACCCCGACGCCAGCATGCCCGAGCTGGAAAGCGTCCAGCATGTCGAAAATCTCGGAACGGACTTGAACAAAAGGTTCGAGGAACTGGCGACCGGCACGACCAAGAAAATAGACGAATTTCTGGACGCGCGCCAGAAGGAAAAAGACGAGGCCGCGCTGCGCGACTACCAAACCCGCTTCGAGAAGGTCGTCAAGGATCGCGGCTACACCGAAGACGGCGAGAAAAAGCTGCTCGAAATGATGAAGACGAAAAACATCCGCGACCCGGAAGACGCCGCCATCCTTTTCGAGTCCATGCAGCCGAAGACGCCGAAGCCCGCGCGTCAGTTCTCGTCCCGCATGAACTTCGTATCACCCGACAACAAGGACGACGAAGGGTTCGCCCGGTTGATGGAAGATCCCGAGCAATTCATGGTCGATGAAATGCTTAACGCGCTCGGAAATGCAGGAAGTTCGGACGACTAAGCCGTGGCGAAAAGCAAACCAAATTATCTAAAAGGAGAATAAAAAGTGCCGCAACTTAATTTAGGCATGGTGCCGGGTGGTGCGGTCGGAAACGAACTCGTTGCCGCCACCAGACGCGCAGTCGTTCCCGCCCTTTTCGTCCAAATCTACAAGGCAACGCCGCTGCTGAACTTGCTGTTCGGTACGGCGCAGCGAGCCAAGGGCGGTATGTCCCAGGTGACTGTGCCGGTGCAGGGATCGAGCTTCGTCAACTTCGCCTGGACCGACTATTCCGGCGGCTTCCCGCAGCCGGCGATTCAGCCCGGCATGCAGAATGCGGAATTCAACCTGTGTGTTGGCGTGGTCCCGATCAGCTTCATGGGGATGGAGGCGCTGATTCAGTCATCGGAAGCGATTGTGCCCTTGATGCGCGCACGGATGGCCGATGCGAAAACCGTCGCCGTGCAGGCGATTTCCACGGCGCTGTTCACGAACAACGCGACGCTGCCGAATGCGAGCCAGGTCATCAACGGCTTGCCGCAGTCCTACGATGATGGCGCAGTGGTCGATACCTATGGCGGCATATCCCGCGCTGCCAGTTCGTTCTGGAAGTCCACGCTGATTACCGGAGCGGGTGCCGTCAATACGCGCAGCGCGATGCTCGGTTACCTGGTGCAGTGTACCGCGCTCAACGGCGGTGAGGCGCCCGATTTCTGCGTCATGAGCCCTTCGGACTGGACGGCGCTGATGCAGGACTTCCTGACGCTGGAACAGTTCCAGACTCATCCGAAGTCGAAGTACGGAAAGGACGACAGCGTGAACGCGGGCTTCCGCGGAATCATGCTCGGCGACACACCGTTCTTCATGGACCCGTTCTGTCCGAAAGGCACGGCGTTCATGATCAACACCAAGTATTTCGCCGCCTACGTGTCCGAAGACGCGCCGTTTGCGTTCTCGGGCTTCTACTCGGCGATCCCGAACCTGCAGATTGCGAACGTCGGCGTGGTCATCATCGCCATGCAAACAGTCTGCGCCAAGCCGATTTCAGGAATGCAGCTCACCGGCATCACCGGCGGCGCGTTCTAAACAAGGAGAAAAAACATGAGACTCGGTGGAAGCGGAATCCCCCTCAACCTGAAGGCCGCGCAAAGCAATGCGGTGAGCGTTCCGGCAGGCACGACTTACATGATCCCGGCGGGCAACTACGAGGTTACGCCCGGCCCGTACACGTCGCTGCAGTTCCAAGATCCGGTTACAGGGTCTTGGAGAACCATCGGCGCCTCTGCGGGGCGCCAGACGCAGCAAATCAATTGCGACGGCGGGAACTTCCGCCTTGCGAACCTGACCGGCTGCCCTGTCGGTGCCGTCATCACGACCGGCCTCGCGACCGGCGCCGTGACCGGCATCGGCACAACCGCGACCCTGATCACCGTCACGCCTTCGTCCGGAAATTCGACGTGGTGCCCGATCGTTGGCGGCGCGATTTCGACGACTCCGATTACCGGCATCACCGGCAGTACCGGCGTGTCCGGCAGCACTATCGGCGCCGGCTATTTGTTCCCGCCGACTTGCATCATCAGCGCCCCGCCTGCCGGCGGCTTGCAGGCAACCGCGCACGTTGCGAGCCTCGGGGCCGGCGGTGAGTTGCTGGCGACGAACGTCACCATCGACAACCAGGGAGCGGGCTATTCGGCCGCCGTGCTCACCGGCTTTGCCGCTGCCACGCTGACCTTCGTCAACGATCCGCGCGATACCGTTGGGCATGGCGCAACCGTGCGCCTGGGCCTGACAGGGA